ATCGGTCATTATGGAACGTGCCTGTGCCAGTTCCTCAACTGGAATCACCTTGGTATCTGATGCTCTATACATCTTACCCATCCAGTCTTTATGACCTCGTTGGGCGTAATCATAGACTTCCCAGAATTGATTATGTCCCATGGGTGTTCCGATGAACATAACCCATCCTAATTTGTCAGATATGGCTGGTCTAATAATCTCAGTCCATACCCTCGGTGACATAATTGCATATTCATCCATAACAACTCCGTCAAATCCCATTCCACGGATACTGTCAGGATGATCTGCACCAAATATTTGAATTCGACTTCCGTTAAATAAATCTATTCTTAATTCAGTCTCGTTCCTACTGCCTCCTAAATACATAAGAGGTTTTGTGTAAAATTTTAAATACTCCCAAGCAATAGATTTACCTTGTCTATATGTTGGAGCTATGAATGCACATAATGATCTGGGTTTGTTTGCTGCAGTCTTAATCATTTCGTTAACTGCTAAAACTGTTTTACCAAATCGTCTATGACAAACTAATACTGTGAATCTTTTTTTGTTTTCGTGAACTTCTCTTTGATATTCCCTGGGCTTATAGGGAATGTTTATTGTTCTAGTCTTTTTGCCACTCGACTTTGATTGCAATCGGTTCATCGGATCCTATTCTTGAAGTTGAAGATGCTAGTCTTGGATGAACGTAAGGAGCTGCCTTCTCAGCAGCATACATTTTACGATCAGGGGAAGACATTGGGTTATTTAACACAGCTAAAAGATAATCTAAAGGAGAATTTTGGTATTTAATTGACATTTCCTCCATAGATTTCCATTTTGAAGGCTTACTTTTGGATCCGAAAGGTCTTCCAGCACCTTCTCGTTTGCCTCCATGATTAGGATTTTTAGTTTCTTCTTTAACAGAAGACTTATCCACTTCATTTTCGTATGTTTTTTGTTCTGCGTCAATAGTCATTAGAAAAATTTTCTTCCTCTTTTATCGAATTGTCGATGTTTAGGGAATTTAATCCCTGGTCTTGTTTTCAATAGCTTTTCACCAACTAACCATGCAGCAGTAGTACTAATAGGATGTTTCCAGGCAAATTTAGCTAATCCTCCAATCATTCTAGGAAGTGTTCTTCCTAAAAATTTTTGTTCTGTACTAGCTTTTTTCCAAATATTGCCTTTTGCAATACCTTTGGACTTGCTAGCGATGTTAGCTCTCTTTATTTTTTTTTGATATACGACTAATTCTTTTCCCATTATCTTTTTTTTCTCCTTTTTGCGTATGCTTTAGCTTTTTTCTTACCAGCTTTAGTATATGCAAACTTCTTTTTACCTACTTTAGGCATTATGATTTCTTCAT